AGAAAATATAGCAGACTTGACAAAGGCTTACGAAGCGGAACTTGAGAAGATGGATGAGGATGAACAATGAACAAGCATCCATCAGGGCTAACATGGGAAAGGTGGGAGTGGCCTTTCAAAACATCACAAGAAAGACAACTTGTAGCAAAGTATTTTGACCGTGTAAAGAAGGTGGCAGTTAAAGAAGAAAAGCAAAAAATGTTAAACGAACTAGGAGAGGCACCATTTTGAAAGACGAAGGTAACTATCAATATACAAAAGATTGGTTTGGATGGGCACCCCGTGTGTGGGAGCAGTTGATACCCCACCTACCCACACGTAAACATTTCTTAGAAATTGGTTCATTTGAGGGTAGATCTGCCGTATGGACTATCGAAAACATGATGGAGGATGGTGGTGAGATAGTCTGCATCGATACATGGGAGGGTAGTGCTGAACATACACCTGAAGATATGACGGGTACAGAAGAACGGTTTCATCAAAACATTACTCTAGTTCGTAACAAGTTCCCTAATCGAGCGGTGGTTTCTTTTAAAAGTACTTCAGTAGAAGGATTAGCTGCCTCTATTGCTCATAAAAAACAGTTTGACTTTATCTACATTGACAGTTCACACATAGCCAAAGATGTTTTGACAGATGCTTGTATGTCTTGGCCTCTACTCAAAGATAAAGGGTTCATGGTGTTTGATGATTACATGTGGAAGCCTCCGGGATTTTCGATAAACCAAAGACCTAAGAGCGCCGTCGATGTGTTTGTAAATATGTTTGAAGATGATTTAATTATTGCCCATTCCGGGTATCAACTTATTGTGAGAAAAACAATATGAAAAAACTAATTGCAAGCCGTGGCGGTACTTGACTATGAGTTACATTGTTTCCTCTTTGCCCCCCATAAAATGCTTTGTTCGCAAAGAGTTTCTCTACAATTTTCACAAGGGGCACGGAGAACTGGAGCCAGCCATTTGGGTAAGCCTTAAAGCCCTGCGGGGTCAGGTGTTTCGCATTGAATCCTTGCTGCCTGCATATGGTGCCCTATACGACAAACTCCCGATCCATGCTTATGTGTGGAAGGAAGGCCATAGTAATCTGCCGATAGATACTTTGCAATTGTGGGACTGCATGGGCTACAGGTTCACGATCGTTGAGAAGATTGGGTTGCGTAATTTGGGCGTTAAGTTTCTTGGCAAGGATAAAGAGTGGCACTTTGGTACGTATATGTTCACCGTGGATTTTTGTGCAGACGGAATGGAGGTAGACACGGGGTTTACTGAGCAGGCCGAGGAGCATAAAAGTTTTAACTGGATCAGGCTAGAGTCGGGTCAGTTTGCCTGTCAGCCCAATAACAGATGTCTTTGGTACGATCAGTCGCTTATACCTGCTGAGACAAAGTTTCCTGATTTCCAAGCCGCTCAAACTTTTTGGACAGTAGATGGAACACGCAAGTGGTCTGCTGGTGATGATTGGTTTTATGACATAAAGGAAAAGAACGGATGAAAACAATCATCCATGTCAATCAACACGTTATAAAAAAGAATAGAAAAGAAAATAAGGAAGATCCGGTACTTACAGTTAAGACTTACAAAAGCAATACCTATGCAAATGAAGTTGTGATTAAAGGTGAAAGCAAAGTTGTTTATTCCCCAAACAAGCCCCTCTCATGTGGGGCACACGTTTGGATTGAAACAGAAAGCCCAGTGGAAATTAAGGAGAACGGTAATGAAAAAAGCAACTAAGAAAACTACAAAAACTACAAAGTCCCCGCCGATGGTCTTAGTGAAGATAGAGGACTTAGACAAACTGCTTAAGGGTGTATGGCAAGTAAGCAATGACCTTGATGAGTTGTCATACAGATTTGATGAGGTCAGTCAGTTACTTGATTCTGTAAACATTGATTTCGATGACGGTAAGGCAGCCTGCTTTTTCTATTTGTCTGAGCGCCTGTACAACGAAAACAAAAAACAATTGGAAGAGATACTGCACCGGTTGGGTCAGTTGTTATGGGAAGCAAGAGGGATAAGGGGATAACTAATGGCAGTTGAGATGACCGACTTTGAGCAGGGTGTGTGGGACTATTTACTTTCTCATCCAAAAACCCCGGTTCAGGCAAATAAAATCGCAAAGGAATGGATTGTTAGTAAGACTAGGGTGTATCGAGTGCTAGAAAAGTTTGTTGAGAATGGAATCGCGGATGTTGTGCGTATTGGTTCCAAGAAATTTTATAAGGTGAAAGAATGACTCCTGAAGAATACAAAGCCGAAATTGAGCGCCTAAAGAAAGAAGTTGAGCATTGGAAACAGGCATACCACAGGGTTAAGGATGAGAATGAACGGCTGGCGCTTGACCTAGGTATCAGGGATAATCCACAATTTGGGAAACCTTACTAGGAGATCATGATGCCTTACGCAAACAAAGCCGACCGCAACTATAAGCAGGAATACGAGAATTATGATGGCACCGAGATGGTTAAGAAAAAGCGTGCTGAACGTAACCGAGCACGGCGAATTATGGAAAAGGCTGGCAAAGTTAGTAAAGGAGATGGCAAGGACGTACATCACGTTAAAGCACTATCTAAAGGCGGTTCGCATAAAGACGGTCTAAAAGTTACGTCGGCGGCTAGTAACCGTTCGTTTGATCGTGACGCAAAGCAAAAGTTAATTTCAGAAGTCAGCCCACGGGAAAAGAAGCGTGCAAATAATAAATGATCGGATACTGCTGGTTAAGACTAAATTTCCTAGCCGTATTACAGAAACAATTAAAAAGAGCAAAGTCGTTCAAAAAGAGGGAGAAGTCAGTGAGGTAGCTGTCAATTGGGGTCTATCCGAAGCGCAAGCTTTGCGCAAATTACGGATTAAAAGGGTACCATCCCCAATTCAGCGTGACTATGATTGGCCCGGTTTGTACAAGCCAATGGAGCATCAGCGGGAAACCGCGTCGTTCTTGACTCTGCACAAACGAGCGTTCTGCTTTAACGAGCAAGGTACCGGCAAAACAGCGTCTGCCATATGGGCTTCTGATTATCTACTGAAAATTGGGGTTATAAACCGCGTGTTAGTTATATGCCCCTTGTCCATCATGCAGTCTGCATGGCAGGCAGATTTGTTTAAATTTGCAATCCACAGGCATGTAGACGTTGCTTATGGGGCAAAACAGAAAAGAGTTGAAATCATTAATGGTGGGGCAGATTATGTCATCATTAATTTTGATGGGGTAGAGATTGTAAAAGACGATATTAAGAACGGAAAGTTTGACTTAATTATTATTGACGAAGCGAATGCTTACAAAAGTTCTCGCACTCAGCGGTTTAAAATAATGAAAGATATTATCCAACCAACTACATGGTTGTGGATGATGACAGGCACCCCCGCTGCGCAATCCCCACTTGATGCTTACGGACTTGTTAAATTGTGTGTACCCGAAAGAGCGCCGATGACCTTGGGTGGTTTTAGAGATACTGTTATGTATCAACTCACTAGGTTCAAATGGATCCCAAAGCCGAGAGCAAACGAAGTCGTGCATGACTTGCTGCAGCCTGCCATACGGTATACGAAAGAGGAATGCCTCGACTTGCCGGAAATGCTTTACACGTCTCGATATGTCCCCATGACTCCGCAGCAAGAGAAATACTATCGCCAATTAAAGAAAGATATGCTTATTGCCGCTGCTGGAGAAGAGGTATCGGCTGTGAACGCTGCAGCAAGTCTGACTAAATTACTACAGATTTCAGGCGGTGCAGTCTACACCGACAATGATAACGTAATTGAATTTGATGTCTCAAACCGTCTCAAGGTAATTCAAGAAGTAGTTGAAGAAGCCTCACATAAAGTATTGATTTTTATACCTTTTACTCACACTATTAATCTATTAAAAGAATACCTTACCAAACAAGGGATAGAGTCTGAAGTTATTAACGGTTCTGTAAGTGTCAATAAACGCACAGACATCTTCAAACGCTTTCAGGAAAACCCTACCCCCAAAGTTTTATTAATACAGCCACAAGCCGCCGCACATGGGGTAACATTGACTGCTGCAAACGTCGTCATATGGTATGCCCCAGTAACTTCTATTGAGACCTACTTGCAGGCTAACTCCCGTGCACACAGGCAGGGACAAAAGAATCCTGTAACTGTGGTACATATTGAAGGCAGTCCTGTAGAAACAAAGTTGTATGCGATGTTGCAAAGCAAATTAGATTTCCACACTAAGATAATTGATTTGTACAAAAAAGAATTAGATACTTGACAAAGTACAGTTTTTAGATACAATAGTAAAAAACAACCAAGAGGACATATATGGATAAAGCCATAGATAAAATCGTCGCCGTTTACATCAAAATTCGAAATGCTAAAGAAGATTTAACGCGCGAATACGATGCTAAAGTTGCGACCCTTGACGACCAAATGCGGACTCTAAAAGAAGAGTTATTAAAGATATCTAAAGAGACCGGAGTTACAAGTTTTAAGACCGAAAATGGTACGGCTTACCGAACAATAAAAAATCGGTACTGGACTAATGATTGGGAAAGTTTCTATGGTTTCATGCGAGAGCATGGCACTATGGAGTTGTTGGAAAAACGCATACACCAAACAAATATGCGTGAATTTTTAGAAGATCGGCCCGATGTGCATCCACCGGGATTAAATGTGGATCAAGAGTATGAAATCACCATTAGGAGAAAATAATGAGCAACATTGCTTTATTTAACCAAAATCTTCCTGACTATCTTAAGGAAGTTGAGCTTGACGATTTAACTAAGTCTTTAGCTGGTAACACGGCACTTAAACGAGTCTCTATTCGTGGCGGTGTGTTTCGCATGATGGTTAATGGCGAAGAAATTGCCAAGAACGAAAACCGTGCAATGAATGTAGTTATTGTTAACGGTAACCCACATGTATCACGCCAATTCTATGCTGGTGCTTATGTTGCTGGGGAATCAGTTGCGCCCGATTGCTGGTCAAACGACGGTATTACGCCCGACCCAAGCATTGAGTCTGCCCAAAACAAAACTTGTGATGGGTGCCCTCAAAATATCAAGGGGTCTGGTTCTGGCGATTCTCGCGCTTGCCGGTTTCAACAAAGGCTTGCTGTTGTTCTTGAGAGCGATATAAACGGGGACGTATTTCAGTTAACGCTGCCTTCTACTTCGATTTTTGGTCGAGGCGATTTGGATAAAATGCCCTTCCAGCAATACGCTAAGTATGTAGGGTCGCAAGGTAAGAACATTAACACCCTCGTTACCGAGATGAAGTTTGATTCGGACAGTGCAACTCCTAAGCTAACCTTTAAGCCGGTCAGGTTCTTGGAGCGTGAAGAGTGGGCAATTGCTAAAGAAAAAGGCAACAGCCTCGCTGCTAAGTCTGCAGTTGTGCAAACCCCAACACAAACTGACGGCGCTAAGCCTAAGAAAGAATCTAAATATAAATTAGTTTCTGGTGATGAAATCGTGGGCAGAGCAAAAGCAGATGATGAAATAGCCGAGCCGACCAAGAAAACGGCTAAGAAAAATGTTGAGCCAGCAGCCAAGAAGGAATTTGCTGATGTCCTTAACGAGTGGTCTACCGACGATGAGTGAGCATGGCAGAAACACGCGGCTACTCGTTTCGGCTAATAGAAACTAACAAACGCGCAATCGCAACCCACCCCGGTGTAATGCTGGGGAGGTTGTGTATTGCTCAAGATATCCCAGTCTCGGACGCAGCAC